GACCGTAAGCGTCCAGCTCGCTGATGTAGCAGCGTTGCCGTCAAGATCAACGGCGGCCGGCTCCACCCATTGCACGGTCGATCCGGCCCGAATTGTTGCAGGAACTGCCATGGCTACAGGTTAAACACTCAGACTCACCAGCCAGACACGAACCCGCCGGGGCGTGATGGCGCTGCGGGCCGGCGCTGCGCTGGTTTTGGGGCCTTGACCTGAGTCACCTGCGCCTCGATCTGGTCCCACATTGTGGCGCGGTTGTAGCGGCGCTTCACAAGCTCCAGCATCGCCAGACAGTAGACGCACAAGTCGAGCGGTTCATTCCTCGCGCCGCTCGGCTTCTGCCACTCCAGCACCTGAAACCCTTTCACCATGCGCGGCACCAGTCGCTCACAGGTCAGCCCTTCTAGGTAGTCATCGGTCGCGTTCTGGCCGAAATGCACGAACCCTGGGCCAGGCTGCGGGATCTTGAGCCTCGCGTAGATGGTCCGCTTCAGGGTGTCCGTGCCGATCATGAACAGCTGGACGCCGCCCTTGATCGTCTTGCCCCGGTGGTTCACATCCACCTTGCTGCCCTTGCCCAGGGCCGGCGCCGCCCTGGTGCTGCTGCCCTTGATCGCCACCACGCCATCCTTGGCCCTGAGCCTGCAGAACTCATAGGCCTCCTGGGTGAAGTGGCCGCCGGTGTCAACCGCCACCTGCCTTGGCCGGAGCGTGCCGCCATCCTCGCGCGCGAACTCGGTCTGCCGAATCGTGTCCACCTGCTGCCATACCTCCGACTCCGCCGGTGAGCCGTGGATCTGCTGATGCCAGATCAGCCACATCTCGTCACCGCGGCCCAGGCCCCAGACACTCACCTCTAGCCAAGTGTCTTGCACGTCAACCGCCATGAGCAGCAGCAGCACGCCGGCCGGGCAGTGGCCAGTCGGGTACGGCTCGGTTGCCGCCCTGGCCATCAGCCCATCCGCGTTGATCTTGGCGACCGCTTCATCCTCCCAGGCTTCCGCCGCTCGTTTGTTTACCCACCCTTTGAGCAGCAGCGGATCACCCTTGGCCCGCAGGAACTCATCGCGGATCTGCTCCCATGGCGTCCAGCCAGCCGGCGCATACCAGCCCGGCAGGTGAAAGCCAGCCGTGATGCCATCGCCTGCTGCGCTGGGCTGCCACACCGCGCCGGCCAGCATGGCAGTCTTGTGATGCTGTGCCACCCGCTCACCACAGGCCGGGCACTGGCACCACACCTCACCATCCGGCCGATCCCAGACCATGTGCTCCCGCCAGCGGATGACCTCCCTGCTGCCGCAGCACGGCATCGCCAGAGCCAGTCGGCGTTGATCCGATCGGCGCTCAAACTCCTCGGTGATCCGGCAGGCGCCACGGGTGCCGGGCGTGGAGGTGATCAGGATCTTTCCCATCGGGAAGGTCGAGGTCCTGGCCTCGGCGTTCTCCAGCGGGTCGCCCTTGTCATCGGCCTCGATCGGGTAGCTGCTGACCTCATCCGCTGCCAGGTAGGCGGCCGGCATGGACTGCAGGCCGCTGCCGCTGTTGGCGCCGGTGAGCACGAACAGGCCGCCCTGGAACTCCTTCAGGAACATCGTGTTGCCGCTGTCGCGTGAGCGGGCCGGCGCGATCCGCTCGGTGAGCACCGGCGTCTCCCTAAGCAGCGGCTCCAGTCGCTGGCGGTTCAGGCGCTTCGCCATGTCCAGGGTTGGCTGTACCAGCAGCGTCGGCCCGGGCCATAGGTGGATGATCGCGCCGAGCCAGTTCAGGACCACCTCTGTCTTGCCCATCTGGCTGCCGAACATCAGCACCACCCGGCGCCATGGGCTCGAAGGGCTCAGGCAGTCCATCGGCTCACGCAGGTACGGCGTGCGCGCGGTGCGCCAAGGTCCGGGCTCGCTGCTGCCCTTGCCGCTGAGCAGCCGGTAGGCGTCGGCCCATTGGCTCAGCGTCATGGGTGGATGCGGCATCAGCCCGGCGGCCCATGCCTTCCTAACGATCTCGGCAGCGTCAGCCATCGGCCAAGCTCCGCAGCGCGACAGCGTGCTCCTCCGTTAGCAGCCGGTGGCACTCGGCCGCATCTGAGACGGTGGCCAGAGTTGGCGCCAGTCGGGTGGCCAGATTGAGCAGCGCCTCGCGCAGCTCGCGGGCCTTGGTGAAGTAGACGTTCTCAACCTCAGACGCCAGCACTAGCTCCTCCTTCTCGCGCATCAGCGCCAGCCGCTCGCGCTCGGCCTGATAGACCGCCCTTGCTCGCTGCGCGTCAGCAAGCGTCGGCGCTCCGGCTCCTGGCTGCTGAATCTTCAGATCCGCCGGTGGCTTGGCTGGCCGGGGCGGCGGGGCTGGCCTTGGTGGCACTGGCGGCTTGGCAGCAGGGGCAGGGGCAGGGGCTGCTGTCGCCCTGCGGGGCTGCCTGCCATCCTGCGCCTCTGGCAGCACAGCATCAGCAGCAGTCGGGTCGATCTGCCATTCCTTGCCTACCTTCACGGCCGGGATTCTCCCGTCTCTGCACCACTGCGCTGCGGTCTTCTTGCTGACGCCCCAGCGGTGGCCGTATTGCTCGGCGTTCATTCGTCAGCGGGAAACGGCTCGCCCGTTGCCTCCAGCTTCGCCGTCTTGCCTGTGAACTGCTGCCAACGCTGCACGATCACGTCGCAATAGACAGGGTTTAGCTCCATCGCGTAGCAGGTTCTGCCGGTGCGCTCGGCGCCTATTAGCGTGCTGCCGCTGCCGCCAAACGGCTCCACGCACAGCCCGCCCTTTGGCAGGCTCGACAGCATCACCCGCTCCATCATCGCCACCGGCTTCGGCGTGGCATGGCCGTGGCGCTCCTCACCTGTCACCCTTGAGAACTCCCACACGTCGCGCATCACGTCGTGCGCGTTGTCGAAGTAGGAGCGAGTCTCGCGCTTGAGCTGGTCGTACTCGCGCTTGAGCTGGTCGTACTCGCGCTTGAAAGCCTGGTCGGCAGCCGCTGCTTGAATCTTCTTGTATTGCTCAGCTGTTGGGAACGCCCATTGTGACTTGGTGACCCAATGACCGCCCATGAATGTGTCGGTCGCCTTGTTAAGATCTGCGATCTTCCAGCCAATCGATTTCATCTCCTGCTCAAGATAGGAGCGCAGCGGTTCCCAACCTTCCCAATAATCGGCTGTGTTCATGTTCCCGATTAACTGATTGCCAAGTTGAAAGAACAGGCAATGCTCCGACGCAATCGCGTACTGCGTCAGATCAGGCGACGCCATGCCGGGGATCGCTTTCTTGTCCCACACGATCTGATTCCGCAACTCTAGCTGCTCGCTGCTACAAAGGCCCGCTTTGTACCAAAGACGCCACAGCTCTGGCGCGTTGCCCCAGATGTAGGCGCTGGCGTTGTCCAGCAGAAACGGTCGGAACGTTGCCCACCACTCCATCTGAAAGGCGTCTAGGTCGTCGTTGTAAAGGTTGTCGTTGGCAACACCGTCCGACGCCTTGCCCATTCCGTAGGGCGGGTCCGCGTGCATCAGCGCAGCCTTGCTCCCAGCCATCAGCCTTTCCACGTCCGTGATGACGGTGCTATCCCCGCACATAACCCGATGCTTACCCAGCAGCCATACATTCCCCGGCTTGGTGATCGGGTCAGCAGGAAGCTCGGGCACTGCGTCGAGGTCACCCTCCTCCGGCGGCAACTCCTCAACGTCGGGCAGCAGGTCTGCCAGCTCGGCATCGCTAAAGCCGATAAGGCTCAGATCAAACTTTTGCTCAGCCAGATCCTGCAGCTCCGCACGTAGCAGATCCTCATCCCACCCGGCGTTGAGCGCCAGCTTGTTGTCCGCGATCACATAGGCCCGCCGCTGCTCTGCCGTCAGGTGGCCCAGCACGATCACCGGCACCTCCGCCAGCCCCAGGTCCACCGCTGCCAGCAGCCGGCCATGGCCCGCGATGATCTCGCCATCGGCGGCCACCAGGATCGGGTTGGTAAAGCCGAACTCCTGAATGCTCGCGGCGATCTGCGCCACCTGCTCGGGGCTGTGCGTGCGGGCGTTGCGGTCGTAGGCGCGTAGCCTGGTAACCGGCCAGCGCTCCAGATCGCTTGCCACGACTGGCGTCACTAGTGCTCCCTTGTTGGTGGTTACCACCAGCTTAGCGGCCTGGTAACCACCGTCACCAGCCTCCCGCTAGCGAAAAAACTTGGTATGAATACACC